CAATGGGTTGAGATGAGCGATGCACGAATCAAAGGTATTTTTTCTTATCACGGACAGTCTGCTTCAGGAAAAGATTTGCCAATGCTGCGCGTTATTGAGGCCATGATTAAGGAGAACACATGACCCCGGTGCGCCAGCAAAGGGTGCGCAAGTTGCTGCGCACAAGGCCAGAGGGTATGACGCCAAAGGAGATTGCAGAGATCACCGGGATGCACGTGGCCAATGTGCGAACGTCATTACGGGCGATGCCTGATGTGTATGTGGATCGCTGGAGGGCTGCTAAACGTGGGCAGTTTGAAAAGGTGTGGGTAGCTGTGGAGGTTCCCGAGGATTGCCCACATCCCAGGGATCGGGTCAAGTGGGGGGTGAATTACAAGAAGCCAAGAACCAATTGGGTGGGCGGGGTGTATGCGTAAAAAGAGCAATTACAAGCCCAAGGGTGTGAGGCTGGATAACATGGCTTGGGTGCAGTCTGGGATGAAAAAGGTTGGAGCAGTGCCTGATGCTGGAATTTCTCTGAAGTTAAAAATGCATGAGGCTTTAGCGGCCATGCTGAATGGGACAGCGACCAGGGAGGATGTGGACGCGCTGATTTCGGCGGTGAATGTGGCCGAGGCGCTGATTAGGGTGAGGGCTGACCTGGGGCGAGATTGGGCGGTGGAGATCAGGGCTGCGCAAGATGCGATTCATGACATGGGGGTCAGGGGTGTGGCCAAGGACAGGTTTTTGTTCACAGGGCCGGAGATGGCGGCGGTCAAGGTGGTGGTGGAGTTGCACGATCAGCAGCTTGACGATTGCACTGTCAAGGAGATGGAGCAGGCGCTAAATATCGTGGGTGAGGAAATCAGGCTGAAGAAGGCAAGGGCCATCATTCCTGATCAACTGGCCGCATAATTGACGTATATGGCAAAAGACAATGTTTTTAAGCAGTGGGTGGACAGGTATCACCCGGACCCTGTGCTGTTTGTTCAGGAGGTGTTGGGGGTTGACCCTGACCCCTGGCAGGTGCTTTTTTTGAAGGCGATTGCACGGGGTGATCGAAAGATCAGTGTGCGGTCCGGCCACGGGGTGGGAAAGTCTACGGCCAGTAGCTGGGCCATGCTGTGGTATTTCATGACGCGATCACCCGTGAAGGTGGTGGTGACTGCGCCGACATCAAGCCAGCTTTATGACGCGATGTTTGCGGAACTGAAGCGGTGGATCAATGCGATGCCTTTGCCATTGCAGGGGCTGCTGACGGTCAAGCAAGAGCGTATTGAATTCAACGCTGCGCCGACTGAGATGTTTATTTCGGCCAGGACGTCACGGGCAGAGCAGCCTGAAGCATTGCAGGGTATTCACAGCGAGAACGTGATGCTGGTGGCAGACGAGGCGTCTGGTGTGCCGGAGCAGGTGTTTGAGGCTGCGGCTGGATCGATGTCTGGGCATAACGCTGTAACTTTGTTACTTGGCAACCCGGTGCGCTCCAGCGGGTTTTTCTATGACACGCACACGCGCTTGGCTGGTGAGTGGACTACCTTCAGGGTGAGTTGCTTGGACAGTCCACGGGTGAGTGATGAGTACGTCAAGGAGATGCAGACCCGGTATGGCGAGGAGAGCAACGTCTACCGCATCCGCGTGGTGGGTGAGTTCCCCAAGGGTGATGACGATACGGTGATTGCCATGGATTTGCTGGAACAGGCGGTGAACCGGGATGTTGCGCCAAGCCAACACGCGCCGATTGTGTGGGGTTTGGATGTGGCGCGGTTTGGTTCGGACAGGTCGGCGCTGTGCAAGCGCCAAGGAAATGCGGTGACTGAGAGCATCAAGACATGGAAGAACTTGGACCTGATGCAATTGACCGGGGCGGTGGTGGCTGAATTTAATGCGCTGCCGCCAAGCCAGCAGCCACAAGAGATTTTGGTGGACAGCATTGGCCTTGGGGCTGGGGTGGTTGACCGTCTGCGTGAGTTGGGCCTGCCAGCGCGGGGGATTAACGTGGCCGAAAGCCCAGCCATGGGCGGGACGTACAGGAACCTGAAGGCCGAGCTTTGGTATCGGGCGAGAGCCTGGCTGGAGGCTAGGGACTGCAAGATGGCGCGGGATGAGGTGCTGATTGCTGAGTTGGCCACGGTGCGGTACAGCTTTACCAGCAACGGCAAGATTCAGATTGAGGGCAAGGACGAGATCAGAAAGCGTGGATTACCGAGTCCTGACAAGGCCGATGCGTTTGTCTTGACGTTTGCGTCTGATGCTATTGCTGGGATGTACGGGTCAGCGGCCAGCAGCAAGTGGAGCCAGCCCCTGCGCAGAAACCTGTCCAGAGTCGCATAATCTGGGGATTACCAACCACATGGGGATTTGAGATGAGCAAATTAACGCGAGATGATAACGGGCAGCTTTGCACCTTTGGCCGACCTGGGGTGAGCCAAGTGATTACTGTGGGTGCGACAAGTTCGCAGTCAAATGCGGTGGCGGCTGATTGCACCATTGTGCGACTGGCCAACATTAACTCTGCTGCTTTGTTTTTTGCTGTTGGGGTAAACCCAACGGCCACCATCACAACCAGCGCCATGTTGCCGCCTAATGCGGTTGAGTACATTGCGGTGACTGGTGGCGACAAGATTGCGGTCATTCGTGGCGCAACGGCCACTGATGTGTGTATCACGCAAATTTTGTAAGGGGCTGATATGTCTAAACTTTCACGCGATGACAATGGCCAGCTTTGCACGTTTGGCCAGCTTGGTGTAAGCCAAGTTATTTCGGCCACATCCACCAGCCAGCAGTCTAATGCGTTTGCTGCTGGGACAACGATTGTTAGGCTTGCCAATACAAGCACTGCCCACGTTCACTATGAAGTTGGAGCAAACCCAACGGCCAGCACCACGACATCGGAATGCTTGCCCATTAACACGGTGGAATACATCGAGGTGAGTGGTGGGCAAAAGGTTGCAGTTATCTGCGGCACAACCAGCACATTTTGCGTTACCCAAATCATTTAAGGGGAATCCAATGGCAATGACCAAAACCGCAAAGAAAATTGGCAAAGTGATGGGTGAATACAAGTCCGGCAAGCTGCACAGCGGCGGCACGGGCAAAGTGGTAAAGAACCCAAAGCAGGCCATTGCCATTGCTTTGAGTGAAGCCAAGGTTAAACCAAAGGGGAAGAAATAATGGCAACGATGAAGCGCACCATGGAACAAGCCATGGACAAAGAAGAGGGTGAAGGCATGGAGGGTGAAAGCTGCCCCATGCCAACCCAAGACATCACGTTGAACCTGAAGAACCGGGCCAAGGCGATCACCAGTGCTGGCTATGGCCCTGAAAACCCAAAGCTGCCCAACAGCGCGTTTTGGGCTAAGAAGGCAGACCAGTGGGATGTGTCTACAGATGACGCCAAGCAAAGCCTGTGCGGCAACTGCGCGGCATTCAATGTGTCTGACACGCTGAAGAAGTGCATTGCCGAGGGCATTGGCATGGAAGCAGACCCATGGGGGACGATCAAGTTGGCTGATCTGGGTTATTGTGAAATTTTTGATTTCAAGTGTGCAGCCAGCCGCACCTGTGACGCATGGGTGGTGGGTGGACCTAACACTGGTGAGCAAGAGGGTGAAGAATACGAAGAAGGAGAAGAGGAATGAAACAAGGTCTGTACGCCAACATCAACGCCAAGCAGGCACGCATTGCTGCTGGCTCCAAAGAGAAGATGCGCAAGCCTGGCGCGAAGGGTGCGCCAAGTGCTGCCGACTTTAAAGCTGCGGCCAAGACGGCAAAGCCTGTCAAGAAGAAATGATCCCCATTTGCATCTCGACAGTGCATGGCAAGGGCTTGGCCGTGCTGCTTGAATCCATCAAGCAGTACGCGCCAGAATGCCCTGTGTATTTGCGTGGCCCTGAGTCGGTCATTGAAAAGCACGATGCGTTTTTAAAAATCTACGGTCAGCCCAACAACTTTGGCGAGGATTACAACCATGTAATCGGAGAGGCGCTAAAAGACTGGAATGACTGCATCGTGGCCAACGATGACATCGTGCTGACGCCCGACAGCGTGAAGCTGTTGATGGAGGATGTGCAGATCATCAAGACCATGCACAGCGTCAAAGCTGGCTGGGTGGCATCAAGGAGCGATGCGGCGCGGCCTGGGCAGAATGTGCGAATCACTGAGCAGCCAGAACGGCTGCATTTTTACAAATTCCCATCGGAATCTCACATCAAGATGGCCGAAGAGGTCAGCCCAATATTTGCGTACATTACCAAAGACGCATTTGGCGAGGGCTTTCCACCATTGAACTGGTATTCGGATGATGTGCATTGCCGTGATTTGATTGATCGTGGTTACAGCCACTTTGTCAGTTCCAGCTATGTGCACCACATTGGAAGCCACACAATTGGCTTTGATGCAAAGAAATTGCACGACCAAGCAATGCCTTGGCTGCTTGAAAACCGACCTGAATATGCAAAAGCCTGGTTTGACGCTTAATCTGGGGTCCGGCAAGGATTGGCTTGAGGACTGCTTAAATGCAGACATTCAGGCCAGTAAAGACCCAGACTGGCTGCTGGACATCACCAAAGTGCCATGGGGTGAGACAATTCGCACAAGGCTTGGCGAGTTGGAAATTAAGCCAGGAATGTTTGAAACCATCTTGGCCAACGATGTGCTGGAGCACATCCCCGATTTGGTCACGGCTATGACTAACTGCAAAGAACTGCTGCGTGTCGGCGGTGAGATGCGGATTCATGTGCCCTATGAGCTAAGTCTTGGTGCGTGGCAAGACCCAACCCATGTCCGAGCGTTTAACGAAAACTCTTGGCGCTATTACACCGATTGGCACTGGTATCTGAACTGGCCAGACCGATTTGAGATGACCCACCTTGAAATGAGGCTTTCAAAGGTCGGCGAGGCACTAAAATTGCCACAAGAGGAAATCCTGCGCACGCCCAGGGCAGTGGATTCCATGTATGTCATTTTGACAAAGGCACAGCCATGATTCAGCAAAACATCACCAACACCATCAACACTGACATTTCGGCCACTGCGCCTATGGATGATGCAGAGTTGCAGGCCATCATTACGCAAGACTTGGTGGATGCGGTCAGCTATGTGGACAGCGACTTGTCGCCAACACGCGCCAAGGGTACTGAATATTACCGTGGTGATTTGTTTGGCAATGAGGTGGAGGGCAACTCCAAAGTGGTGGCCATGGAGGTGCGCGACACTGTGAGCGCCATGCTGCCAAGCCTGATGCGTGTTTTCTTTAATTCTGAAAACGTGGTCGAGTTTGTCCCACGGGGTCCAGAGGATGTGAAGACTGCACAGCAGGCCACAGACTATGTGAACTACATTTTCCAGAATGACAACAATGGCTTTTTGACCAGCTACGCCATTTTCAAAGATGCCTTGGTGCGCAAATGTGGCATTGCAAAGTTCTGGTGGGAGGATGTTGAGAAAGTTAACATCGACGATTACACAGGGCTTGATGAGCAGACCCTTGAGATGCTGATGCAAGAGCCTGACGCAGAAGTCAAGATTGTGGTGTCTTACCCAGACCCCAATGTGGACGAGATGCAGATGACAACCGTGGACCCGATGACTGGTGCTCCTGTTGTGATGCCTGCGCCGATGTTGCACGATGTGCAGATCAAGCGCATCACTAAGGACGGCAAGATTCGCATCATGGCCGTGCCTCCAGAAGAGTTGCTACTGGATCGTCGCGCACGGTCTTTTGATGACGCCACAATCATTGCCCACCGCCAGATGGCCACCGTGGCTGACTTGATCGCCATGGGCTATGACCAAGACGAGATTGAGCAAAACCTGTCCACTACAGACTTGGACAGCAACGACGAATACCTGGCACGCCAGCCACTGTCCACCACATTTGGAACCAATGACGCAGCAAACCCCATGATGCGCCGGGTGCTGTACGTTGAGGCGTATTCGCGTGTGGACTATGACGGCGATGGCATTGCAGAGTTGCGCAAAGTCTGCTGCATGGGCGGCGGCTACCAGGTTGTTCGCAACCTGCCTGCTTCTTACATCCCTTTTGCTGATTTCCCATGTGATCCAGAACCGCACACAAGCCCACTTGAGGCGATGAGCATTTTTGACATCACCCGCGACCTGCAAGAGATCAAGTCTGAGATTCTCCGCAACACATTGGACAGCTTAGCGCAAAGCATTCACCCGCGCACAGCCGTGGTTGAAGGCCAAGTCAACATTGACGATGTGCTGAACAACGAGACAGGCGCGATCATTCGTATGCGTGCGCCAGGCATGGTTCAGCCTTTGTCCACGCCATTTGTCGGTCAGGCTGCATTCCCAATGATGGAATACATGGACCAGATCAAGGAAGACCGCACAGGCATGAGCAAGGCGGCCATGGGCCTGAATGCTGATGCCTTGCAGTCCAGCACCAAGGCAGCCGTCAACGCCACCATCAGCGCCAGCCAGGGCCGCATTGAACTGACGGCACGGTTACTGGCCGAGGGCATGAAGAAGCTGTTTAAGGGCATCTTGTTCTTGGTTGTCACGCACCAAGACAAGCAGCGCATGGTGCGTATGCGCAATGAATGGGTGGCTATTGACCCCCGCCATTGGGAATCCG